AGTGTTGTATGTTGCACCCAACTATAGACAAGCAAAGAGTATCATATTTGATCCACTGTATGATCAATTGGCCAAACGCAACTGGATTAAAAAAGTAAATCAAAGCGAACTAACCTTTACACTAATAAATGGCAGCACAATAGAACTACGCAGTGCTGATGCAGCAGATAGTATGCGTGGATTATCAGGTTCATATGCTGTGCTTGATGAGTGTGCATTCTATGATAAATCAGTTTGGTCAGATGTAGTAAGACCATTGTTGAGTGATCAGGAAGGTGGGTGTTTGTTTATCACTACACCACAGGGACAAAACTGGGTATATGATTTGTATCTCAATGCAGAAAGTTTGGAAGACTGGAGCAGTTATCAATACACTACACTGGATGGTGGGCAAGTAAGTGCAGAAGAAGTTGAAGCAGCTAAAAGAGACTTGGATGAAATAAGTTTCAAAACAGAATACCTTGCAGACTTTACCAGCACCAGTAGAACAGTGTTTTATGCATTTGATAAGAAGGTAAATGTAAAGCCAATCAAAGACATAGGGCGCATATGGGTTGGAATGGACCAAAACATAAATCCCATGAGTGCAGTAATTGGCACACCTACACAATACGGCTTTCATATATTTGATGAAATTGTAATGTATAATTCAAACACACACGAACTTGCACAAGAGATCAAACACAGATATGGATTAACAACTGTGCATCCAGATCCTTCAGGCAGTGCAAGAAAAACATCAAGCCGAGGTAAAACAGACCATGACATACTTCGTGAAGTAGGACACATGGTAAAAGCACCCAAATCACATACAAAAGTAAAAGATAGAAATGCTGTGGTCAATTCAATGCTACGCAATGCTGCAGGTGAATCAAAACTGTTTGTTGATCCCAAATGCAAAAACACAATTGAAGCACTAGCAAAGCATCAATACAAAGGTGATAGTATGCAACCCAACAAAGAAGATGGATATGATCACATTACAGATGCATTGGCTTATGTGATAGACTACAACTACAGTATTCTTCCCAGAGCAGACACACGCAACAAACCAAAAGTGTTTGGACACTTTTAAATTAAAAGGTTGACAACACTCCAATATCAATGTATAAATAGTATTATAAAGCACACCACAAGTTGTAGAGCCTATTTCTTTGCGTGTGTTTTTATAGGAACACAGCGGAATTTGTTTTAAAGCATTCGTTTCTCCAAAACTAAATTCATTTAAAATCCGCTGAAGCGGTCCGCTGTGTTTCGCTTCTATACAAGAGTATGGAAGCTTTTGCTTATAATTTTGGTACTGTTATCATGATCATTATGGTAACACCCCGGCATTGGGCCCCATTCCAACTGTCGGGGTTTTTTTATGATAAATACATCTGTATATACACCTTTTGGAAGGAACACAACATATGTTAACAACCAAGCAATTACAACAAGTTCACTCAGGATACGCAGAATATGTGTATAGATGGGACTATTATATGCGTAGCTATATGGGCGCAGAAGAATACAGAGATGGTGCATATCTACGCAAGTATATTGGTGAAGAACAATCACCGGGTGATCAATATGCACAACGCCTGCTAGATACAGCCCTACACAATCACGCTAAAGTGGTTGTGGATACATATAGAAGTTTTATATTTCGTAATCCACCAACACGCACTATGAGCACATTGGTTGACAATGAATTTGCAATGTCATTTGTAAAAGACAGCAATCTAGATGGTATGAACATGACACAGTTTATGCGTGAAGTAAATGACACTGTGAGCATATACGGAAATGCCTGGATTGGCACAGACAGACCAGCATACACAGTAGACACAGCAGCACAAGAAGCTGACTTAGGAATTAGAGCTTACGCAATGTTATATGACCCGACTTGCGTATTAGATTGGAGCTATGGCAAACAGCCAAATGGAGCTCAGACACTCAACTACATCAAAGTGGTTGAAGGGCAGTTTGAAGACTATGATTGCATAAAAATTTGGACACCAGAAACAATTGAAGAATACATTGTAACCAAAAAGCACATCAACACAGATTCAAACATGCTTACCATGGGCAATGCAAACTATCAGCGTGATGCTGTGGTTGCAAGCTATGGTAAAATAACAGCACACACTGTATACGACAACCCATTGGGGTATGTTCCGTTTCAGTGTGTTATGGATACAAAAAGTTTCCACAGAGGTATTGGCACCAGTGATATTGGTGATGTGTGTGACATTCAACGCACAATGTATAACAAACTTAGTGAGTTATATTCAAACATTAGACTGTCAAGTCACCCTAGCATTGTAGCTGAGCCTAGTGCAGAAATAAATGGTGGTGCAGGTGCAATCATATATGTTGATGAGCAAACACAAATACAACCATATCTACTACAGCCAACAGGTGCAAGCATTGATGGAATAATTTCTGCTATTCAATTAGATGTAGAAGCCATTGATGCAAGCACACACTTGAAAGCTGTAAAAGCAAAGTCAGGTTCACCTATGAGTGGTGTAGCAATGCAAACAGAAAAAGCATTGCTGAATGCCAAACTAAGTGACAGGGCAAACATGCTACAGAGAGCAGAACAAAAACTGTGGAAAGATTGGTTCAACTGGCAAGGCATTCTACCGCCAGATGAATTTGAAGTTCATTATGAAAAATCATTTGACTTGAGAGACAAGCACAGTGATTTAGAACTGTATCGCAAAGCAATTGAAACAGTTCCACATGATAGCTTTGTTCACTACTTGCACGATCAGATTGCAAAGATGCTGGTAGAGGATGAAGAAGACTTGCAACAGATTGTTGAATCAATTGCAGAAGATCACAAAGGAAAAGGCATATTCGTTCCAGGAATGGAAGACGAATAATCCGGCATAAATAATACAATAGCACAGGATATGAATCCCCCCAATTGTGCTATCCTTCGAAGGGAGATCGTTTAAGATGGACGAAACAAACATCGCACAACCAACTGAAGCAACTGAGACTGGCTCAGAAGCAAACACAGTGACACAAGAAAACCAGGCTGAAACCTCAAAGACATTTAGTCAAGAGGATGTTGATCGTATAGTTCAAAACAGGCTAAAGCAAGTTGAGAAAAAATACGAAGGTATTAATGTTGGTGAATATCAACAATTGAAATCACAGCAAGTAGAAGCTGAAAAGAAAAGTATGATCAAAAAAGAACAATTTGAAGAACTACTACAAAAGCAAAAGTCAGAGTATGACACAAAGCTAACAACGCTACAGAGTGAACTGGTAAAAACTCGTGTTGATGGAAGCATACTCACAGCCGCAGCAGAAGCAAAAGCTGTTAATCCTGCACACATTGTTGATCTTATGAAAAACAATGTAAGACTAGGTGACAACGGTCAAGTGGAAGTGTTGGACACAGACGGACAAGTTCGTTACAACACAGAGTCAGCAGCACCAATGACCATTGATGAAGCAGTTGGTGAATTCATTGTTCAAAACCCGTATTTCCGTTCTGCACAACCCTCAGGTTCAGGCAGCACTGGCAATACACATTCAGCTTCACGAGAAGTTAAACTAAGCGACTTGAATATGAATGACCCAGAACATCGTAAAATATATCGAGAAAAGTTCGAAGTGGGTCAGGCAAGAAAGTTTGCAAGCAAATAATATAGGAGTTAAGCAAAATGGCTAACGAATATGATTTAGATAACGCCCGTGGCGAAATCTTTGAGAACATGACTCAAGCAGCACAGTTTACATTCAACGAGAACGCACTTCTTCGTAATCTTGTAACTGTGTATGATATGGTGGGCACACCAGGCATGACTGCCTCAGTACCAGTATATCCAAAAATGGGTGCATTATCAGCACTAGCAGCAGGCGCAGACCTGTCAAACACAGATGTATCAGCAGACGCTGTAGACATCGCAGCAGCAGAATTTGGTGCAATGGCAACAATCCAAGACATCGTTCTTGAATCAAGCCCAACAGCAGTAGCACAAGACACAGGCCGTGTTTTAGGCGACGGCATTGCACAAGCAATGGACGAAGTAATTGTTGACCTATTTACATCAGCAGGATCAGAAGCTGGTCCAGGTGCAGGCAACGAAATTACAGCTGACCACATTCTAAAAGCAGCAGCAACACTACGCAACAACAGCGTTCCAATGCAAGGTCTAGTAGGTGTTCTATCACCATTCCAAGCATACAATGTTAAGAAGACACTTGTAAACGCAGGTGGTTCATTCTCAAACTCAGACGCATCAAATAGAGTAGGTTCAGAATACTTTATTGGTCGTCTATTTGGCATTGACCTATATGAATCAGCATCAGTTGATGTAGACGGTTCAGACGATGCGATTGCAGCAGTATTCCACCCAGCAGCGATTGGTATGGTAATGAAGCGTGATCTACGCATTGCAACAGAGCGTGACGAATCACTTCGTGGCTTTGAAGTTGTTGCATCAGCAGCATTTGGCGCAGCTATCCTTGACGCTAACAAGATTGTTAAAATCACTGGTGACGCGGCTGTATAATCTATAAAGGAGAGGTAAGAGATGGCGTTTGCAAATAATGAAAACTTAATGGAGTTGGTTGGCACAACCATCTTTGATCACGGTGTAGAAGACTTCACTGATGAACTAAACCGAGCAGAAAGCGATGTTAAGCGTTATATAGAAGTTAATTGGTTCAAAGAAACCTATGCTACTAAACGCAAACTAGTTGGAAGCACTGTTGGTTCTGTGTTTGACGCTACACTGTTAACAGAGACACAGTGGACACACGGCACCATTTATCTTGCAATGTATCGTTATATCCTACCTCGATTGTCACCCTTCCGTGGTGAAGACAGCTTTAGCAATCAAATCTCATTCTACAAAGAGAGATACTTTGAAGAAATCAGAGAAGAGATGGCCAAGGGTGTTGAGTATGATGCCAATGATGACGGAGTTGTCACAGAAGCAGAAAAACATACACATCGCAAAGACAGGGTGTATAGATAATGAGCAGCAGAGAAAAAATCGCACAGTATATTGTAGACCACATTTCTGAGGTTCGTTATGTTAAAAGCATAACACGAGAACCTCAGAGTGTGGATGAACTTGCTAAAACAAGTTTCCCACATGTGCTTGTAGAAACCGCTGATGAAACACGCAGCGACTATACAATGGACAGTGGACAGAGTGTAAGAGAAGGCACAATAGAGTTTTTGATCAACATCGTGGTTCACGGTGCTGACAGAGATTCACAAAGGAATTTGATCATTGAAGCTATCGAAAGAAAGCTGGAAGAGTCAAGAACCTTTGATGGGTTGTGCTTTAATTCACACAGCACAGAGATTCTCACAAGAGAAATTGACAGTGCTGAACCTTATGCAACTGGTGCTATAGTATACAGCGTGACCTATCACTATGATAGGGCTAAGCCATAACAATCTAACAGAGGAGAGCATAATGGCAGCAAATAAAGGCCTAGACGGCGTAGTAAAGATGAATGCATCTGGATCATCAGTAGCATCACTCTTGAATGTAACAAGCTTCTCACTTGAAGAAACAACTGAAATCTTAGATGTAACATCTATGGATTCAGCTTCAAACTCAAGAGAAGTTATTGCTACTTTCCTAAGCTTCACTGGCACTGTAGAAGGCTATTGGGATAATTCAGACGCAAGACTGAATCACACTGATTCAGTTGATCCTGTTGTAAAAGCAGGTGCAGCAATTGATTTTGAATTATATCCAGAAGGTGACACAGCAAGTGACCTGTATTATTCAGGTTCAGCTATTGTAACAAGTGTAAGTCGTTCGCAATCATTTGATGGTGCAACACAGTATACCATCAACTTTGACGGCAACGGACCACTAGGATATGATGTAGCATCATAATATGAAGACGGTGCGCTCATTAGATGAAGTAGATAGAGATATCAAACGAGTCTTGGAGCGCACTGTTAACGCTATAATAGACGAAGCTCTAAAACTAGCAAAATCAACAACCCCCGTAAGAACAGGTAGGGCAAAGCGTGGATTCAAACGCAGAGACAATTACCGAGCAGGTTCAAGCAGGACCACAGTAATTGAAAATCAGGTGCCATACATTGGAGTCTTAGATGGAGCTGTTCCAGCAAGGGGCGGCGGCACTAGAGGACCAATTATGAAACCAGCGTTAGACCGTGCATTATATATCACAAGGCGAATCAAATGAGTATTATCGAAAATGTAGAAGCACACTTTCAACAAGTGTTGGCTGAAGGACTACAAGGTCCTATTGAAATCCCTGAGTGGGATGCACAACTGTGGTGGAAACCCACAACTACACTTGCAGAAGAATCAATCATTATGGAACTAACACAACAGGGTAAAACAACTGAAGCGTTGGTTATGAGTTTGATTATTCGTGCAAGAACCAAAGACAATGAACCAGCGTTCAGCAAAGCAGACAAATTAAAATTGATGCGTGTTGCAGATCCAAAAGTTGTTTTGCGTGTTATTACAGAAATGAACACTGAAACAGCAGAGTGGGAATCAGCAGCAAAAAACTAAAAGACTCCCCTGGCGATCTATTTGCATACAAGCTCGCATTGGACTTGGGAATGACGGTAGAGGAGTTGATAAATACAATGAGCGGAGTAGAATTCAGAGGTTGGATCAAATACTTCGAATATGTAGCTGAACAACAAAGGAGACACATGCCTAAGAAAAATAGGAGAACTCGCTAATGGCAGCTACAACATATGAATTAATCGTAAAAACAGTGGACCAAACAAGTGGTCCCATGGGCAGAATAACAGGCGGCTTAGGCAAAGGTAAAATTGCTTTTGCCGCTGTTGCTGTTGCTGCAACAGCCATGGGTAAAGCTATGATTGATGCCAGCAAGCAAATGGAAACTATTCAAAACCAATTGAGATTGGTTACAAAGAACAGTTCAGATCTTGCTGCTACACAATCAAGACTAACAAAATTATCCAGAGACAATAGATCAACACTTGGTCCTACTGTAGAACTATACACAAAATTAAAAGTTGCAACAGCAGAACTTGGATTCAGCAACGAGCGTGTTGAAGGCATGGTTACTAAACTAACACAAGCACTTGTGGTTGCTGGTGCTGATGCAGGAACAACAGCAGGTGTTATTAAACAGTTTGGTCAAGCTATGGCATCAGGAACTGTGCGTGGTGATGAATTCAATAGTATTGTGGAAGGCATGGGTCCTGCACTTGCTATTATGGCACAAGAATCAGGCATAACTGTTGGTGAATTGCGTGAGATGTCACAAGCAGGTGAACTCACAGCTGAAACATTTGCAGGATTGTTGGAAGGTTCAACTGCACTAACTGACGCATTTAACAAGATGCAAACTCCACTGGACACATTGGAAAAACAATTATCAGAAGCATTTGTAACATACCTTGCTAACCTATCAGAAGCAAGTGGTGCAACAGCAGCATATCGTAGCATACTGGAAGGTATGATCAATGTATTTGATGCACAAAACCAAGCATTCTTAGATGCAGCAACACCAATTGGTGCAATGGAAATAAAACTTCAACAAGCCAAAGAAGCACTCAATCAACTGAAAGCAACGGCAGCTGGTCAAGTTAGTATATTAGACAATGTTAGAAACAGCACAGGATTGTTGGGAGACCAAACAGATGATCTAGGCAGTAGTATCAGAGAGATAACACCAACAATGGTTGATATGACTGGTGCAATTGCAGATCAAGAAGCAACTGTTAAAGCATTGTCAATTGAACTTGACTTAATGAAATTCAAAGAGATTGAAGCTGCAGAAACTGCAAAATTTTATGCACAACAAAGAGCAGCAGCTAAAAAAGCAGAACTAGAAGCAACAGCCGCACTACAGGCAGCTGTGCCTGTACTGTCACAGTATGAACAATTCCTTGCAAACTTGATTGACAAAAGTAGAAGTGCAGCAACACAACAAGGCTTTCAAGCAAAAGCAATTGGTGATTTAAGAGTAGCATTAGAAGCTGGACAAATGTCAATTGATGCTTATGCTATTGCTATGGAGCGT